TGTTTAATTTAATTAAATGTTTGATACATTTATTGACAAGTGCGTTCGACGAGAAATTCAACTTGATCGAATTAATGATTATATTGACTATTGGCAGCATGAAGAAATAGATATACAATTAGACGAATATTTAGGGATGACTAAAGATGAATATTCTCGTTGGGTAGTTAATCCCAACGAGATACATAATATAATCTTAAATAGGCTTGTAAACTTGTCGAATCAACATTAAACTTTATTATGAATAAATGTACAGTAATTATTGAAGATGAAATTAATGTAAAATTAGAAGGGTTAGATATAGCAACCCGGAAGAAATGTGTCAAAGTAGTTGAGTACTTTCTTCCACATGCTAGATATTCTGCAGCATATAAACTTGGTAGGTGGTCGGGTACCACTAGTTTTTGTACTGTAGGTGGCAGGACATATTTAAATCTACTTGACAAAATGCTGCCTCTTATTCAAGATGCTGGTATAGAAATTAGTATCGATGATAGACGAAATTCATATGAATTTCAATTTGATAATGTAGACGAAAACTTTCTCAGTCATCTAACCTGGCCTGTTGGTCATAGGGCTGAGGGGCAACCTATAATTTTACGTGACTATCAAGTACAAGCAATTAATGATTGTGTTAATAATCTGCAGGGGTTAACAATTGCGCCTACTTCTGCTGGTAAAACGATCATCACTGCGTCATTAAGTCGCATAGCCGAAAAATATGGAAGAACCATAGTCATAGTGCCAAACAAAAATTTAGTATTACAAACAGAAGAAGATTATAAAAATATTGGTCTTGATGTAGGCGTACTGTTTGGCGATCGTAAAGAGTATACTAGAACTCATACAATATGTACTTGGCAAAGTTTAAACATACTTGATAAAAAGAGTAAAGATGCGCTCGATGATAATCAATTATCAGTTTTTATGGATGGATTAATAGCTGTTATATGCGATGAAGTACATATGGTTAAGAATATGGGTATTCTTCATTCATTATTATCAAATACTTTCGCAAATATTCCTATTAGATGGGGGTTAACTGGCACTATTCCAGAAGAAGAGTATAATCAAGTTAGTTTATATAGTGCTATTGGTCCAGTAATTGGATCATTGACTGCCAAAGAGTTGCAAGACTCTGGGCATCTTGCAAATTGTAATATTAATGTTTTACAGACACAAGAAACATCAGTTTATACTAATTATCAGGATGAACTTAAATACCTAGTAACAAATGATGAACGACTAAAATGGATAGCAAATAAGATAAAAAATATTGCATTAACTGGTAATACATTAGTTCTATTGGATAGAATAGAAACAGGTAGAAAACTAAATGAACTATTACCCGAAGCTACCTTTATTAGTGGCAAAATGAAAACTACAGAAAGAAAAGAACATTATAAAGAAATCAATTTGGATAATAATGCAATAATGTTAGCAACATTTGGTACTACTAGCACAGGTATTAGTATTAATAGAATCTTCAACCTAGTGCTAATAGAACCCGGTAAAAGCTTTGTAAGAGTAATACAAAGCATTGGCCGAGGATTACGCAAGGCAGATGACAAGGAAGCTGTTGAAATTTTCGATGTAGCTAGTAAATGCAAGTTCAGTAATAATCACTTGTTAAAACGCAAAAAGTTCTATACTAAAGTTTCCTACCCATTTAATGTAGAAAAAATAAAATATTAAATCACAAAATAATCTCCATAAATATCATAACGTTGTAAGGTAATTATTAACTTTGATATTTAAGGAATATTGTGCTCATATTGACTCCAGAAAATACCGCGTTTTCTCTTAATTCTATGCCTAGTATAGTAGATGACGTTCAATACTGTGTATTAGATTACAGTGATCAAAATAATGTAGATTATTATTTTATGCCATTGATTTTCTTAGAAAGTTTTAATAGCCCTTGTGTTGATATAAAGATAGGACCCCATAATATACAAATGCCACTTGATTGGAGTGTAGTTATAGGTGATATTAATTTAGGTGAATTAGAGGTAATGCCTTTGATTTATTTAAATGATAAAGATTTTGATGTATTTGCATTTAACCCTATTAATGGATATATGCCTAGATATTTAAAATTTGAGATATTAAATATATGGCCTGATGTTAAATGGTATTTTCCAAAATTAAAAAATGGGCATCTATTAGCGGTACCATTAACTACTGGATCTGAACCACTGTGTGCATTGTTTATCAAGGATATAGGTAAAGTACCGGAAAGTTTGGATATACGTAAAATATTTTAACTTTGTTTTTTAATTTCGTGTTCAAAACTACGTTTAATGATCTCTAGTTCAGGCCAATTTAATGTGTAATTTGATAGCATAGTTAGCATATATTTAACATAATCAAATTTTCCTTTTTTTAAACAATTCAATAAACCTTTAATTATTGCATGTTTGCATTCGTGTATAACTTCATCTGATATATGATCTTCAATCGCAACCATTGCTGATCCGTTTGTGTTAATTGCAGCTTTTTGTACTTCTTCAGATGGACGTTTAATCAGTTCAATTGACATCGGAGTTGATTTAACAGCAATTATTTTAAGTTTTTCGCTGGGATTTTGTATATGTTCTATAGCATAGCCATTTTGTTTAATGGCAGCAAGTTGTACATCACTACTAGCAATATTTTTTATATATTTTAACGCCCAACCATTTTTTTGAACAGCGGCCAATTGTGCGGTATGTGTTGGGTGCTTGATAAGTGATAAATTATGAGTATCTTGATTGATCATATATAATTGTACTGGTTCACATAGATCAGTTATGTATTTTACGGCATGCATATTTTGAGTGACTGCTGCTAACTGTACTTCTTCACTAGGATTTTTTATATATTGAATAGCCATCCAATTTTGTTGAACAGCAGCTAACTGTACTGCTTCGCTGGGATTATCAAAATGTTGTATGATTAAGCCATCACCTCTTACTCTGTATAATCGTTTAGATTCAATATCGTCATCTTCGGTTAAATTATTTTTACGTTCGTGTTCAAGACTTTTCTTAATAGTTTGTAGTTCAGGCCATTCTGTGTCTTTTAATCTATCAAATATTGGATCATTATACGATGTAATATCATTATCTCTGATATTTTCTAAGATATACTTTATTATTTCGTGTTTGCATTTATTTAAAACTTCCAACGAAGGATTATTAATATAATATATTGAATACATGTCATTTGTTATGGCAGCTAATTGAACTTTAGGACTAGGATCAGCAATATATTGTATAAAAGTTCCACCTTTTTTGACATGATAGAGTTGTTCAGATTCACTCTTTGAATCAAGAGCCCTAGCGTAACGTAAACTTATTTCATTTATTTGCATTGATTATTTATAAAAACGAACCCCCGGCTTACTTTGGTTCGCCGGGGAGTCGCTGAGTCTGCCTGCTATCACCCAGGCTAGCTTATTATTGACTCTGTATTGTTGCCCATCCAAATCCGGGTAATGTTTGACCATTTAATAACCACTTGTACTGATTTCCGCTAAATGTATAAACAATCGTATCTGTTATTTTTGTGGCATATTGGACTGTTGCACTGTTAACAATTGTTACGTTGGGAATTGCTGTATATCCATTACCACCACCCAATACCTGGACAGTTGAAACATTTCCGGCAGCATTAACAACTGCTTGAGCTGATGCATTGCCATTACCGAATTTAACAAATGGTGCACCGGCATATCCTGCACCAGGAGTTGTAACTTGAACACTGCTTACACTGTATGAAACGTTAATGGTTGCGCCAACACCGTTGACACTGCCGCTAGTTGAAACTGGATTTGTAGGAATAACCGTATAATCGCCTTCATTAGCAATACCTACTGAACTTATTCCCCAACCAATATTGAAGGTTGCTCCTGTTCCACCCGCACTTACAACCTGCACATTTGCAGTTACTGGATCTGCAGGTAGGGTAGGACTGTTATATGCACCAGGATTTACAATAGAAATCGTTGAAATTGCTCCGCTATTAACACTAGCAACCTTAACGTTTGTGTTTGTGTTGTATCCCGGACCAGAGAATATAAAATAATCTCCTACTGCATATGAACTACCACCAGCGGCTACGTTAACTACTCTTGCAGAAACACTGCCTATTGTAACATTGGCCTGCTGATTACCAGTGTATGTACCACCTGTTAACTTTAATTTTTCACCTGGTATATAACTTGCAGTATATGCACCTGTACCAGCTACGACTATTGTTGGTGATCCACTAACACCTAAATTAGCGGTTGCAACTGCTCCATTACCTGTAGCTCCATATGGTGTTACCACAACATTACCTTGACCAGCTTGTGTTACGTTTCCGTTGACCAAAGTCACTAAACCGCCGCCTGCTGGACTCTTACCATTTGTACTAGACATAACATACTTATGAGTACCTCGTTGTTTAACTATATAACTTGAACGTGGTTGGGTATCACCAGCTACCCAAGCATTTCCTACTATCTGCTGACCAGATGTAGATGTATTGCCAAAATAAACACTATTAAGTGGACGTCCCATTTGTTTTCTCCTTAATGCCGTTCTAGGGCTACGAGGTGGGTACCCCATAAGTCCGCACTATGCGGCTCCTAAACTTCACATATTATTTATTAATTTTGTCACATAAGTTAAATATTAGGTATTAGCTTGTAAAAATTTTGATTATACAACATAATAATATTGGAGACTAGTATGGCAAAAGAACCTAAAGAAAAAACCTACAAGTTAGATATGTTTAAAACTGTATTGCCTGCATTAGATCGTCGTGATAAACTATTTTACAGTAAATTAAGCGATGAAGAACGCAAAGGTTATGCGGCATTGGTTATAATGCGTGCTATGAGCAGTTTACCAGACCAAAATCCCAATGCCGCATTTGAAGTATTAATGGTTAATGACATTGTTAATGTTGGGTTTTGGGAGTTAAGTAAACACCCCGAACTTCAACATCAATTATTGTGCTGTACTGGATTGGGTACAAAACAATATCATCCTTGGATTTCGGCGAAAGGTAAGTCTAGTACCACTCCTATTGTAGATTCATTATTAATGGAATTAAATCCTGGGATCAATTCAACTGAACTTGAAATTTTACGCAGGCATTTTGATAAAAAAAGTATCAAAACTCTAGCACAAGATGCTGGTAAAAGTGACGGTGAAATTAAAAAATTGGTTGATGATGCAAAAAATCTCGGTTAAGTCTACACTTCATACTTGTGAATTTTGTAAACGAAGTTTTCATGCCGAACGCAGTTTAATTAATCATAATTGTGAAAAGAAAAGAAGATGGCTCAATAAAGATGAACCAGCGTCTAGATTGGCCTTTTGTGCTTGGGCTAGGTTTTATGAACTCAATAGTTGGTTGCAGTCAGATAGTAAGAAATCAAGCTTTAGAGAATTTATGGAAAGTAACTATTATACAGCATTTATAAAATTTGGACGACAAATAATAGCATTGAATGCACTAGAACCAAAAAAATATATTGATTATGTGATTAAAAATAATTTACCACTTGACAAGTGGTGTCATGACTCAGTATATGAGAATTATGTTAATGATTTAGTCAAACATGAATTACCAGAAGCTGCTTTAGCCAGAACTATCGAACTTATGAAAAAATGGAGTGAACAATCAAATGAACCGTGGATTAATTTTTTTAAAAAAGTTAGTCCGATACAAGCTGCTGCTTGGGTTAAAAACGGAAGGTTAAGTCCTTGGGTATTATATAATGCTGATTCAGCAGAAACTTTATTAAATCGGTGTAGTGAAGAACAATTGTCGATGATTACTAAGTATGCTAAAGTTCCTTTATGGAAAATAAGATTTAATCAGAATAAAGAAAGTGCAGATTGGATACGTACAACATTACGTGAAGCAGGGGTATAATATGAGCGATTATTCAGATATGTATAGTTACGAAGAAATTGATTACCCAAAGATAACACAATTAGATCCTATTATCAAGACCCCTATTACAAAAGGATTTGTAACTGAATTAGAAATAAATGGCAAAAAGTTTGAACTTGTAAATCCTGATTATATTCGCAGTTTACATTCTACTATTGATCAATTAACTAACAATTTAAAGAGAGCAGAACGAACTATAAACACCCTAGCGGGAGTTGTTAGAAAATTAAGCCAAGACGTAAATGACGTAACCAATAAATTGGATCGTAAAATTGACCGTATTTGATCGTGGTGATGTGGACATAGATTTTGGTGACCGAGCACAGGCACTTGATATCATGCCACATATAGTAGCTAGTATCATTCGAGATGGTAAAATTACCAAACATAACACTGGAGTATACTTCCATGCTGTCCCTACTGATCCTGTTACGGGATTTTGTAGTTTGGATTATGAAATAGCCAATCAAAGAGGTATGTTTAAAATAGATCTACTTAATGTCAGTGTATATACATTAGTTCGTGATGAAGAGCACTTATTATCTTTAATGAATAAACCTATAGATTGGAAAATTTTTGAAAATGCTGAATTTGTATCTAAGTTATTTCACTTGGGAAATCATAGCGAACTAGTAGTTAAATTAAAGCCTATGAGTATAGAAGAAATAGCTATGACTTTAGCCATAATACGTCCTGGAAAAAAACATTTACAAACTCGGTGTCAACTTCGGGGCTTTGACAGCATTGCCAATGAAATTTGGCATCATGATGGTACTGGTTATGAATTTAAAAAGTCTCATGCCCATGGTTATGCGATGTTGGTATATGTTCATGCAAATGTTCTTTTAGAACAATCTAATCTTTCTGGTGAATTATTCAGTTGATCAATCTTACAAATATGCTATAATAAAAAACTTACAGAATATCTGGAGAACTTTTATGGCTATCAAAAAGTTAAAGCTTACCTCTACAACCGATATGTTTGGTACAACCGTGACACTGGGTACTGGCCGAGGAGCAAAAACCTTTAATGTTGGTACTAATTTAGAATATGACCCACTTACTAAATTAAGCAAAACTTTAGACAAAGGTTATTTGTTTAGGAGCCCAAATGTTAAGCCTGAAAAGTTATCAGACATTTGGCCTACTATTCAAGATTTTGATAGCGAAGTTGGATTTTCTGCAGTATTAGACGAAAAAACTGAACAAGTTACAGCTTTGGTTCGAATTGCAGACCGTTATGAAGCTACTTCGTTTGCATTTGCTCATAATATATTTGAAAAATGGAGTGATGAAAAACAAGCAGAAGCCGAAGCCAAGGCTGCGGAGAAAGAAAAAGAAGCCGAAGTCTTGCAGGTAAATGAAGATGGGACCGTTAGGATTAAAGTGGAAGTCACTACTTTGGGCGATTAATCAGGTAGTCTGATAAGCTGAATTGTTCTTCTTTTTATACGACGAGTTAAAAGATCTTTTAGATTAACGATAGGACCCTGTATCACTACAGTGTCCTTTCTTGCGAAAGTTTTTAGGTAATTCCTATAGGGTTTAAATCTATCTCTTAAAAACATGTTAATGGGAATCGTTCTATTCGATTCCCACCACCATGTCTCACCACACTCTAAAAAATCTCTCTTCATTTCATCTGTAAAACTAATATCCATTATATACATACTTAAAAATAAATTGTCTGCGTTCTGAACAATTCCTAAATATTCACGTCCCAAATGACTTATTACTGTTAAAAATGGAAATTTTTCTTGAATTACTTCATATGAATCGGTTGCCATGTTATGTTTTCTGCCTTCTTGTTGAGTTATTTATAGCTGATATAATAATAAATACATGATAATTGAGGTAGACATTATCAAATGAGTATTCAGTTTTTATACAAATTTCCAGAATATATTCCTTTGGTGAAATATGACCCTAGAATCAGTAGGATTAACATGCAGGCATTTCAATATAATACCAAAGTATATAAGGGTGTCTCAAATAATATAGACTTTGTTGTTCAAAATAATGATAGAAAACCCATTAGACTTTTTGATTTAAAAATTGAAGTTCAGATACAACGGGCAGACCAACCCAGTAATATGATACAATATTCTCCTGAGGTATTACTTAAAAAGAACTGTACTATTACAGATGAACAAAATGGTAAATGCAGATTAACACTTCACCATGATGAAATACAACATTGGAGCGCTGGGTTTTATCGATATGTAGTAAAGATGTTTGATCAAAATGATATTCCTGAATATTTGTTTACTGACATTAATAAAAACACATTTGGTTTTTTTGAATTACAAGAAGGCGTAGTAAGTAGCATACAACCTGCTATTGAAATTTGTGATTATCAGTTTACGCCCACACCAGTTAATTTATATGATTATACAATATATGTATCTAGTGCATATCCAGGTGATGCACAAACGGGCCGATCCAATGGAATGCATAGTGTAGCAGTATATCAAGAAAATTATTTGGGTAAATTTTGGGTAGAGGGTAGTTTAAGTAGTGATTCTCCATTACCTGATGAATGGTTTAAACTACCAATGGCAAATTACGGTTATGCGTATGAATATGAATTTTTTAATAATTGGATTAGTCCCATAGCATTTAACTTTACTATGAATTTATATTGGATTAGATTCGTATATAAACCTGATCTAGCTAATTGTGGTAGATTTTTACGAGTACTTTACAAAAATTGAGTTTATAACTATAATAAGTTATGACTTTAATTTATGATGTAATTCTGTCGCATCTACCCGTCAAGCGTAAGACTACTAATTTAGGTTGGCAGAATTTTAATGCTGTCTGCTGCTCTCATAGAGGCCATAATCAAGATACTAGATCTCGAGGTAATATACTTTTCGTTTCAGATGGCGTTATTGCATATAATTGTTGGAATTGTGGCTTTAAAACAGTATTTGACACAGTAAATTTAAGTAAGAATTTTGAATCACTTTTGATATGGATGGGTATTTCAATTGATGATATCAATAAAATTAAATTAGAATTATTGCAAAATAAATTAACAGGTGTTACACAAAAACATAATATAATTAATGTCAATCAATTAACAGATTTTAAGGAAATTGCATTACCTGAAAATGCTGTACCCTTTGAAAGCGTAATAGAAGAAGAGAATATCCCTGAAGAATTTGTTAAAGTTATGACTTATTTAAATGGTCGAGGCAATGCCATTTTAAATGGTTGGGATTATTATTGGAGTTCGAGTACTAAATGGAATTTAAACAATAGAGTAATTATACCATTTTATCAAAAAAACAAAATTGTTGGTTGGACCGCAAGATATGCGGGTAGTCCGCCAAAGGACACCCCACGATATTACAACAGTGAATTACAGTTGGGTTATTTGTTTAATTGTGATATCCTCAATAATTATAATAGGAAATATGTGCTAATAGCAGAAGGTCCATTTGACGCTATAGCATTATCGGGTATTGGTACACTAGGTAGTGAGTTAAGTCGACAACAAATATCTTGGCTAAACGCATGTGATGCCGATAAAATAGTAGTACCTGATAGACAACGTAAAAATCAAGGGTTAATAGATGCGGCTTTGGCTAATGGTTGGTATGTAACTTTTCCGGAATGGGAGGATAATATAAAGGATGCAGCTGATGCCGCACAGAAATATGGAAAACTGTTTACTATAAGAAGTGCGATAGCTGCTAAATCACGTAGTAAATTGCATATAGATATAAAAAGAAAAATGTTTAGATGAAAGGCGTTAAATGGCTCGTCGTGTGGAACAAGAAGTTAATATAGACTATACTGAAGATAAACAAAAATTATTGATCGATATTATTTTGAGTAGTGAAGAAATATTTTCGCGATGTCAAAATATATTAAATCCGAAATATTTTGTCAGTAGCCTACGACCAGCGATGAAATTTATACTTAATTATGCGAATGAATATCATG